GTGGCTACGGCAACGAAGAACATATCATATACTATAAAGTTAGAATTCCTGGCCAATAAAGGGATAAGTATTTATAAGCGTACGGCTTACAGCAACTACTGGGGGCAGAAGTATAAGGATGCTAGGAAAGAGGTTCATGGAACTATGAGGTCTTGTTCCTTTATGTCTATTTATAGATTTATTGAGATCAAGGCAGCACTTTTTCGACGAGATGTTGATACACACTCAGCTTCATGTTAGGGTGGGCGTAAATAATATTAATATAAATATGTAAATACAGTTATATAAATATTGTGCTAATTTTGTACAGTGTTTAGACCCTATCCTATATAAAATGTGCCAATTCGGAACATTTTTTAGATAAGTGGGTCTAAAATATACGCTTAGTTGGAACACATTCTGACAAGTTTAAAGAAAAAAACTATTTAAAGAAATAAATAGTGATAAAGAAAAAACTATGGACGGGCTTGCGCCTTAGTTTACTTTCATGGATATATTTATTATTTGAACACATTAGTAGAACTGTGTTCTATGTTATAGATTTCCAAACAATGTACTGCATGACCGCAAAGACGATTCAGTCAGACGGATATAGCTGTTATTTCAGTGATTTAATAACTAGGATAAGTACCCTGGAAGTAGTGCAAGCACCTATTTTTGTAAGGGTCTTTTTATGCGTGAAAAGTATTGCTAATATTTTTTCTAATAATATATTTCGATAATTATTTTCGGAAAAAGCATTGGTAAATAATAAAACAATATATAATGAAGACTAGAGAACTGTGATTTATGAAAAATAAAAGGAGCATATTTAATGGATTTTAAACAAAAAATAGATCAACACAAATTAGGCAAATATGACTTAACAACAGAGTTGATAACCATGGGCGCAAAAGTTGAATATGAGTTGTCCTTTCATTTAGTGACAAAGCATATGTACAGTTACATGGAGCCGAAACGAAAAGCAAAGGCAGAAGTTGCAGAGGATTATATAGCAATCTATATCAATTCGCTACAACAACGATACGCAAAGTATGTATACAAAAAGTATCTGTCAAATATTGAGAGATCGCATGATGACATGAAAGCTGCGGACTATATTTATTACTATTTGTCACAGATTGGCGAGTATTATTACGTTGATGATTTTGATAAGATACCTGATAAAGTGTTGAAGCAAGTAGAGCATGAAGAATTTGATGAGTGCTTTAATGACATATTACGGGTATTGCCATATGTCAAAAAAGAAAAAGCAGAGAAGATTGCTGAGACAGTTGAGCCTTTAAAAAAGGTGCTAAATGAAATTATCCAAAAGGTCGATACAATGAAAACTGACAAAGAAATTGTAAAGTATATCAATCATGGTATTAACAAAAAAATCTATCGTGAGATTGCCAAAGCAACAGGTACTAGAGAGTTTAACATTGATGGAGAGCGTTATTTTATCAATCAAAATGATATGAAGTTACTCAAAAATCAAACAAATTTTCGTAGGATATTTAAGTTTGATTTCTTAAATTTGTCGGAAAGACAAAAGGAATTTACAAATGAGTTGCTAGATCACTTGCAACGAGCTTTGGATAGCAAGCAGACAAATGTATTTACATTTAATCAAAATGGGGAAATTATCGATTTCAACAAACGCAACTTTGCTAGATTGATGATGCTGGAAGAAAGCAACTTCAAAAAAAGATTAAAGCGTGTGCAAGACAAGTATGACTCTTGGAGATGACCTGAATTCAAAAGTCACACTTTTTGCGTACAAACTGTTCATAGTGAGAGGATAATTTTCCTCTTAAATTTGTTGAGGTTACAATAGAGCCTTGGCATAATTTTAATATTATAATCAAAAAATGGTAACTATTGAACGTAATCAGGGCCATTGTTTGAGGGCTACTAATTGTAGTCCTTTTTTTGTTAGCCATTATTCAAATCTTTAACTGAGCATGTTCATAACATCTATTGAGTGAATGACAGCTTGGAACACCACCTGTAAAGTCTAGTGAGCGTCAATGAGTCATTCCTGATATTTATGAGTGGCTTACTCAGAACGCTCTATATGATATTCTATGGACTTATATGGAGTGATGGACAATTAAGCCATGAGTAGTTACTTATTGGCTTTTTTTAGTTTGTGTAAATATGGAAAATACCAAATCAGAAGGAGAATTATTAATGGGGAATTTACAAACAGCAGAAGCAATTGAAATGAATTCTATTGAGGTTACTGAGGGAGTTGACGTAACTGAACAGGGACAAAGTGTAAATCCGTTGGAACATGAAAAACAAGAGCTACAAAAAGAAACCGAGCGTTTGGAACAAGAAAAAATTGAATTAGAAAATTTAAGATTACAGTTACAGCTTGAAGAACGAGGGTTTGGCTTTGCAAAGGAATTTGTAGAGAAGTTTAGTCTTACTAAAACACCAATAGAAAAAGTTGATGCTCTAGCAGAGTTAATAAATGAAGTAAAACTTGATATGGGCTTTAAGCCTAAAGAAGTTGCTAAGCAAGATGATTATACAGCTCATAAGCAAAATGGTGACGCTAAAGGCATGATTGCTAGTAAGTTCGAAAAAATATTTAAGTAAAACAAATTAACAGGAAGAAGGAATTTTATAATGTTTACATCACAATCATTTACAGAATCAGAACGCATTTCATTAGCAAATGAGATTGCAGTAATTGGGGTTCAAGCAACGCCATTTACATCATTACTTATGGCGAAAGGCAATATTGAAAAAGCACTTAGCACTGTGTATACTTGGCGAGAAAACTCACTATCTAATGATGAAGATATTTCAGCAGTTGAAGGAGCAGACACAACAGTATTCTATGAATCTGCTAGGGCAGAGCTAAGTAATATCCTTGAGATTTTCAAGAAGGGTGTTCAGGTATCAGGTACAGCAGAAGCTATGCAATCAACTCAGTTCTCAGGGGAAGTAGCTGACCGATTACTAGAGTTAAAAGTTAACATGGAAAAGAAATTTATCAATGGTCTTAGAGCGGATGGTTCAAAAACACCGTTCAAACGCCAATTATCAGGTCTAATTGAAATGGCTGATGCTTCTAATGCTGTAACAGCTCCGATTGATGAAATTGCAATTAAGCAAGTTATGCGTAATCTTTGGAATCAGGATTTAGCAGAAGGTCAAGTATATGCCTTTGTCAATGCTGATATTAAAGAAAAAATTGACGCTATATATAAGGATAACTACTCATACAACCATGTGACAACATCATTTGGCTTACTAGTAGATGAAATCAACACTAATTATGGTTCAGTAAAATTTGTGTTATCAAAACATGTTCCTGCTGATAAAGTTGTGTTCTTCAATGATGCTTATGTCGATTTAGCATATTTGCGAGAGCCACACTTTGAACCACTTGCAAAAACAGGTGATTCAGTGAAAGGTCAAGTAATTGCAGAAGCAACTTTAAAGGTTGGTTCAAAGAAAGCAGTTGCAGTATTAACACAGGGTAAATAATCCCTTAGACACTCTCAGAAATGGGAGTGTCTTTTTCAATTCATTTCATGAAAATTTTTAACTAGAAGAAAGGAAGTAAGACCATGACACAAATAGAGTTGTTCTTAATGCGTAGACAGAAGCAAATTAGACTAACTGATATTGCTAGGCACATTGGTTGCTCGATAGCTTTGCTCTCAAAATATGAGAATAACAAAGTAGCTATGGAAGCAAATAAAGTACAGAAATACAAAGAATTTATTCTGAAAAACTAAGTGTTCAAATGGACAGATAGGGGTATATAACATGACAAACTTAACTGAAAAAGACTTCTTCTTTTGCTTTACAAAGAAACTATCAATCTATTTGAAAGAAGAAGGAATTTCATACATCATAAAAGCTAGAAGCATTAAGGACAATGCGATTTATACGGTCTATCACAAAACTGATGAACTACAGCGAGCGTTAGATAAATATAAGAAAATTAACTAGGTCGTTACCGAGAGGGTGACTTCTTTTTATAACAAAAATACAATCACACAGGAGTTTTTACATGATGGAATTTATAATGATTAACAATCAACTTATTTCAGATGGAAATGAGTTTCAACTAACACCGCAGGAATTATTTATTTATGCGTTGCTGTCAATAAGCAGGGACTTTAGAGAAGATATTTATATTTCGGTTTCATTGCTTCATGCCAAAGGACAAATTGAGCTTGCAAGCAACAAAAAGCGAGCAGTTAAAGTAATCAAAGATACTCTTATTTCTTTGAGAGATAAAAAGGTTATTAGATTTACTAGTATTGATGGTGAGCTTGTAGATGAGTTTAATGCTAATGATATTCTTATTGTTGAATTAGTGGAATTTGAGGATATAAGCCATACACAACTTAAATTTGATGTGTTCAATGAGCTTACAGACATCCGCCAATTGTATGTATATCTTGCTACCTATAGATGGTCTAAAAGTGAAAATGGTATATTTACTTGTTCTAAATCACGTTGGGCGATAATTTTAAATTGCTCAGAGTCAACAGCAATCCAAGCAGTAAATAAAACAATTGCGGCAGGTCTAATTCACAAAAATATTGGTGATTACAACGATACAGGGAAGCAAAACACCAACCAATACAGAACAACGCCTTTTGAAAATGATGAAATTACACATCATTCATTTAAGAAAAAGTATGTTGAAAAATTAGTTGAAGAAGAAACAGACCTAGAACATTCGACTGTAGAACAGTTAAAGGAAACAGAGCATCGATTCAACAAATTTAAAGATGAAAATGGTGAAGATGTATTCCCTATTGAACAGGATTATGTTGCTGTTTTAGACCTGCGAAAACAAAAAAGAGAAGTAGGTTTAACTGACATTGAGAAAAGAGTCTTGAGAGCGGGGGAAAACCGCATTAAGAAACTGAAAAAACAAGACTATTTAATAGATGAGTATGGCAATGAGTTTAAAATTGTTGATAGACACATTGAAAATGCAAGACTTTACATCCAAAACAGGGATGAAATGAACTCTGAATATCACTAAAAGAGAGGATTGATATTTATGGATATTTACAAAGCACTTGAAGCTGTTCCATACAAGAAAAGGGAATACTTCAAATGGAAGTTTGACCTATATGTTAATCGAACAGAAGAACTCTCAGAAGAAGCATTGTGTCTAAAGTTAGATGTGAAAACATTGAACCACATGAAGAAGTGGGAGAAATCTTCTGAGTATTTGATGTTGACTAATTTGTATCTTGAATCACGCATGGCGAATGATTTAGAGCAAATTTATCAAGTCACAGCAGAAAGGGCCATTGAGGGGGATGAAAAGGCTATTAAGCTTTTATTAGACCTTCAAAAGCAGGTCAGAGCATTTAATAAAGAGTTTAAGCTTACTCGGGTCTACGAGCCACAAGAAAGCAATGCTTATGATGAATTGGTGATGTAGCACATGGCAACTAAATCAAATAAACTTGAAAAAGTTCTTAGTGAGTTCCCACTTTTTGCTAAGAATTTTATTTTTATTACAGACAACGAAAATCAGGTCATTAATTTTGAAATCAATGAAGCACAGCAAGAAATTGAAAATCTAATGCTAGAGAATCGCTTTGTTGTGATTGGTAAAGCAAGGCAAGCAGGTATTTCAACATTTGTGCTTGCTAGGGCATTATGGCGAGCATTAACTAAGCCTAACGAAAACATCTTGATTGTTAGTTATAAGGGTGATTCAGCAAAAGCGCTTTTTGAAAAGTTGAAGCAAATGAATGACACTGTTCCAAGAGAAAAATTCCCTAATATATTCCCAAAGGTTCGCAGGGATAACAGAAGCGAGCTTTTGTTCACTAATGGTTCAAGAATATCAAGTGTTACAGCAGGGAACAAAGATATTGGACGTGGTTCAACATATACCTATGTTCATTTATCTGAGTTTGCTTTCTATGCGTCACAGGAAACGCAACTACTCTCGGTTGAACAATCCCTTGCAAAAGGGGCTGAGAGTAAATTAACAATTGAAACAACCTCCAATGGTACAAGCAACCATTTCTACCGCCTGTATATGCAAGCCCTCAAAGGTAAGTCTAAGTATGTTCCTTATTTCATTCCTTTTTACCACAAGCTATACAAAAAGCAATTTGCCCATGACTATGATGAAGCAGAGCGTTGGTATAAAGCAACCAATGGTGGCAAGCGATTTGCTTCTGATAATTTAGAAGAAGATGAAGTAGCTCTCTATAGAGCAGGTGCAACTTTAAGGCAATTAATGTGGAGAAGATGGAAGGTTCAGGACATGGAAAACGAACAGCAGTTTATGCAAGAGTACCCCTCAAATCCCTTTGAATCCTTTATTTCTACAGGTAGAAGTGTATTTGATCAACATAAGGTTTTAACTAGGCTTTCTTATACAATTGAGCCGTTACCTAAAAATGAGATGTTGTCAGAAGTACCTGAGAGCGTTCGGAAATATATTGGTAAGGGCTTAGACCTTTTCGAATTTCCTAAACGCAATACGAAATATTATTTTGGTGTCGATACAGCGAGTGGCTCAGGTAATGATTACTCAACAATTACTGCATTTGATTCAGAAGGTCATCAAGTCATAAGTTTCTACCATAATAAAATTCCAGTCTATGAATTTGCTCAGGTCATCTATGACTTGGGGATTTTTTATAATTATGCTTTTTTGACAGTGGAACGCAATTCATATGGTTTACCTGTTATTGAACGCTTACGCAAAGAGCGTGGCTATCTAAATATGTATAAGATGAAAACCTTCGATGACCGAGGAAAGAAGAAATTGCAAATAGGCTTTATCACTTCTGAGAAAACAAAGGCGATAATGATAAGTGATATGAAAGAACAATTTGAGCTTGGGCTTATCAATATAGAATGTAAGACTACCTTACAGCAAATGCAGATGTTTGTTGAAACAAATGGTCGCTTAGGAAATAAGCGAGGGAATAGTGAATTGCACCACGATGATAGTGTTATTTCAACAGCATTGGCTATTCAAGGCATGAAGATAAATAAGTGGTATGTATAGGAGAATAGCAAAATGGAAGCATTTAAAAAGTATTGTGACAGTATTGAATCAATATATCATTGGCAAGGTTGGTACGAGAAAAAGTAGTTTTTAGCCATACTCATTCAGGGTAAGGTTTATTTTGAATAAGAAAGGGAAAAAGAAGATGAATTTAGATAGATATTTACAAGTAAAGCACAAGGGTAACCCCACTTGGTTCTTAGAGGAAATAAACTCTTATGACAACCAAGAGCGTTTGCAAGAAGTGTTTAGTAAGAAAAAGTATTTAGATGGTCAGCACAAGATACTACAGCGTGATTCATTTAAGTACAATGGTCAGTTCATTGAGCCACGCAAGATTGTGATCCAGTTGGCTAAGACTATTTTGAACTTCCAAACGCAATACCTGTTGAAGAACAGTGTCAATATCATTGGAGTAGAGAAAATGGTTGAGCAATTTTTGAAGGTAAATAAGCTAGGTCGCTTTGATGATAAGAATGTTATTATTCTAAACAAATTAATCAAGTTTGGTCAGGTAGCTGAATATCTTTTCATTAATGCTAAAGGGAGAATTGATTCAAAAATTATTGACGCGGAGGATGGAACACCTGTTTTCAACCATCATGGGGAAATGATTGCCTTTGTTGAGCATTATGTCTTTGATGGTATTGCTTATTACACAATTTATACCGATAAGTTAGTCCAAGAATGGTCAAATGAAGGTGGAGAATTAAAACTAGTTGCTCAGTATGCTAATCTAAGTGGCTTACCTGTCCTATATAAAACTGACAATGAATTTAGTGATACAGAAGGTCGCTCAGAGTTAGATGATTATATGGGGATATTGGATAACATGGAAGATGTATTATCTAAGTATGTTGATAGCATGTATAAGTTTATGAATCCTATCCCTGTTGCAGTTGGTCAGCAACTCAAAGACTCATTGCCTACTGATATTGTTGGGGGAGGCTTAAACCTTGATGATGGTTCTGACTTCAAAATGGTATCAAACCAATTAGATTCAAAGTCTTTTGAATTAGTCTACAAGACGTTACAACAGGCATTATTAGATGTAAGTTCAACGCCTGCTGTATCCATGAACAAAACTGATGTAAGCAATCTATCGGAGGTTAGTATTAAGTTGCTGTTCTCATTGGCAGATACGAAAGCAGGATTAAATGAAACATACTTGAAGCAAGGCTTTTATGAGCGTTGGGAGAAGGTCTGTGAGCTGTTGAGATACAAAGGGGTTCATATTTTAGAAGACGATTTTATGACCCTTGAATTTAACTTTCAATACAACACACCTTCTAACCACGCTGAGATTATTGACAATATGAGTAAGCAACATGCAATGGGTGCTTTAAGCACTGAAACAATCCTTGAGCAGTCGCCGTATGTGAATGATGTTACGCTTGAAATGAATCGCATACAAGATGTGAAACCATTTGAACAAATAGAACACAAGAATCTTGGTGGCTCTAGTAACCTTGCTGAAAAGGTATCATAGAGATGGATAAAATCAGAATAAAATAGGTGTCTATATTTAATAGAAATCATAAAGATTTTCGTTATGTGTAGGCATTTTTATTTTGGCGAAAATTAGTGTTTTTTCGGGTGTAGAGGGTTGGAATGATTATGTCCAATTTTTCACGCCTGTTACAACAGTTGTATTGGAGGTGAATGAACAATGGAGAAAATGAGTTTATTCACTATTCTAGCCTTAACAGGAACATCCTTATCCTTCCTTATTGGTGGGTGGCATGTATCATTGACTGTCCTAGTAGTTTTTATGGTTATTGATATTGTTACAGGTGTAATTGTGTCACTTGTACAAAAGCGTCTATCCTCAAAGATTGCTTTTGTCGGATTCTTAAAGAAAGCCACTATTATGATTGTGATAGTCTTGGCGAACCTATTAGACGTCCTTACAGCGTCAGGTATTCCTGTCTTTAGAACAATGGCTATATACTTCTATATCGGAATGGAAGGCTTATCTATCACTGAAAACTTAGCTAGGATTGGTGTGCCATTGCCTAAAGGGGTAAAGGAACGTCTATTACAGTTAGCAAATGAGGAAAATCAACAAAAATATTAATGTATAATATCTTTTTTTATGTTGTATTTTCAATAGTCTATTGATGTTTTGGTGGAAACCTTGATATATCAACAATGTATAGAAAATTTATAAAAGAAGTATTTCTGCCGAACTTAAACATTTTTGTTGTATCAGTTGTTTGTGACTACTTTTAGTTTACCTAACTAAGGTTGTCGGCAGTTAAAGATGAATATTATGCAAAATAAATTAATTGGAGTGATTACTAAAAATGAATAATTTACAGCGCTTACAGTTGGAAACAAAAGGTATTGACCTTGAACAGAATGAGTTGATGGTGTATCTTGCTGAAAACGGTCTTGATGCTTATTTAGAATACAATCCACAGTCTATGACAGACAAGAAGGCAATCTATTCTACTGCTCTCAGTATGCTTGAATCAGTAGCTAACAATCCAACACTGATGAAAGCCGTTAAAATTGATGATATGACAGTCAGTGAGTTCCACGAGAACCTAATGAAGCGTATTGACCAATTAACTTTTAAGGTAAGAACCATGAGAACTGAAAATAGTAACGCAGATGTGTTCATGCTATATGTGTAGGTGGTGGCAAGATGAAATTATTTGACGCACAGACGCTCACAGACACATTCTCAGAACTTGTTCAACCTTACATGAAGAATGAGTTGACTGCTACACCAAGTACCTTAGAGGGCTTGGTGACAAATACTAGGCTGTCTACGAACAGTACATTTCACTTCCATTCCGTAAGTGAGTTTAAGCGTGGCGATTACTTTACTATTAACGGTAGTTACTACCTTGTGACAGGTGATATAGTAGCTCATAGAGGGTTCAAATATAAAGCCTTAGTGGAATATTGCAACTATATCATTGAGCCAACTACTACAGTAAAAATCAAGGTAGGAACTGACGCTATGGGTAGACCAATCTACAAAACGGAAACAGTTGTAGACCGTTTCGAACCTGCTGTGATTTGCTATAAGGAAATGACAGTTGATGAGGATTCCATTGTAACGGCTACTAAGACACTTGTTATCAATGTACAGGATAACGCTAAAAACCGAGAAGGCTTCCAAGTGAATAGTACAATAGTGATTCATGGGCGATCATACAAAGTGATTAATGCTGAGATTGTGAAGGTTGGACTGATAGAACTAAAGGTGCAATCAGAAGATGTGTTACTTCCATTGCTTGATGATTAGATAATGATACCCCAATCGAGTTTCTTCTACTAATACCATATCAATTTTCACACGCACATAATTCTATGACAATAGTAACTAACCAGTACTATTGTTATAGAATGAATATTAGAAAAAACTAGTTGGTGTAATACGGTTAATTTGAGTAATATGTTATATTTTGGGGAGTTTTATGTTGAAATCTATATTTTTAATAGCTATTTTGGCACTATTGTTTATAGTTGCCGGTGGAACTGCATATCTTGTGTATTGTGCTAACGGTGGGGAAAATGATGCGAAAAATACAAATGTAGAAGAAGATAGGACAGGTCAAGATGTTCCTCCTTCTGAAAGATATGCTACTGAATACATTGTCCAGAATTTATGGAAAAGTATGATTTAAGATTAAAGGGTTGAGAAGTTCGATTTAACTTATCAAATAATCTAGATGAAGATTTCTATTTGAATGGTAATGATTAATTATGTGATTACTACAATCATGGATATACAAATGAAGGAACATTCTTTTCTGGTCAATTAACACCTGTTGATGGTGGATATTCTGATTCGTGGTATTTATACTTTGATAGAGATTCATTTGACAGCGTATATCTAGCAAGATTATATGGAAATGTTGATATGAAAAATGTGGCAAGGATTCCTAGTAATATTTATGAACGAGGACAAAGGAATATGACTGTTGTGAAAGCTTTTGAGGGTTATTAATCACTGTAACATTCTTTCTCGTTCTGTTCTTTATAGTAATGGTAATATTTATATTTATATATATCCAACGTTTCAATCCCTTCCCTTTATAGGCATATATGATTGAAAAAACTACTGTGTAAGATAGCGGAAGGACTACAGTATTTTGCTGTAGTCTTTTTTTACTTTTATGAGGACTACAACATAATGTGTTCATGTCTTTTTAATTTGATGGTACTAATTACACGAATTTAATGTAAAATAGGGTTGTAATACAGGGCAATACATAGGGGTGTGTGATATGAAAAATTTGAATGAACAAGTTTATTGTTATGGTTGTATGAGAAAAAGGAATCATAAAATTATTACTACATAATAGTGAATATTGATGGACAAAGAGAGTGGATAGATGAATTTACAGTTTACTCAGAAAAACTAAAACAAGAGGCTTACATCAAATAGAAATAAAATATTTCAAACATGCTCCTGAGATTATAATTCATTTGAATGAACAGATTGTTGAATTATAAGCATTTAATTTTGTGTACTTCTGGATTAAGAACTTTAATTAGAGGGAATTTGTTCGCAATTAAAAATTATAAAGGTTGTTTATATGATGAAGAAAGGACAAAATTATCAAATCAAGATTCTAGGTGGACGGATTTTCGGATTGTACGAGAGTGGTTACATATTATTTCCACAAGCATTAATGCCTCGGAAGGTTAAAGGATTTGGTAATAAGGCGATACATGAAATAATCGTTCCAAACGTTAAAACTATAAAAGGAATTTTTATCATTTTAGAAAAGTAATGTATGACATTTTGTGTTGGGAAATCACGAGTAACTTAATAAATAAACTTTAAAAAGAGTGGGAATACCCTCCTTTTTTTAGCAATTTCACACGTCTAACAATATAATAGAAGAAAGTAAATTTGACTACCAAAAAATTTACAAATATTGACTGATAAATATATGAAACTTTGGTTAAATAAAGTGTTTGAAAACATTGATATTAAACATTTCAATCTTCAATTTAGACAAGTAGCGAATTCATTGCCATGATCGCTGACAAGATTCGAATTGATATGATTGCGAGCTAAGTTAGAACCACAAGGGATTACAGGACTTATTTAGAGAGAATTCATTGAATTTATACCGACGAGTTCAGATAACTAATGTAAATTAATTGAATTAAACTATGAAACACATTCATTTATGGGACATTCCTGTTCATGGACGTGTTTTTTTATGATTGATTTCGCCATTGAAATAGATCGTTTTATGCTTGATTGTTCGGTAAAAGGACTAGCTGTAAAAACAATGAATTTCTATGAACAAACATTAAAGATATACGCAAAATGGATGTTTGATGGATTTGAAATTGATTCACCTCAGAATGTAAAGCAAATCTGAGCGTGGCAAATATGAAATGCCGATCAATGACAAAGCAAATACATTTACTTATCACAGAACAAAAGACGGTGAAGTCAAAGCGATTCATGCTTCCTAAAGTAACAAGAGAAGGTATTGAACCGTATACAATGAATTTGCACAATGATGTTTATCTGTTTGCAACACGTAAAGGTAACAGCCATATTTCAACAACTCAAGCATATAGAACCCTTCAAAAGGTTGCAGATGTACTAGGACCTGATGATATTGGAGCTCATAAAATGAAATAAACATTTGTTTACCATTACTACAAGAAGAATAAAGATGTAGCTACGCTTGAAATATTATTTAATGATTCAGTACCAAGCATTACATTAAAATATATTGGGATTAATGCAGTGCAGATGAAATTGATAAAATAATGGAAAATTTTTATTGGTAATAATAGTGATAAGTTCTAGAAACAGCTTGTTTATCACTCTGAAATTATAAGTAATATTTTCAATGAGTATAATTAAACAATTTTAGTACATATTTGTTTTGTGGGTCATTTTAAATGCTGATTTAAGGTAATTATGCAGGGGTAATTAAATATCAAAAAACTGCTGTTTAAAGAAATCGATATATGACTGAACAGGTAGGCATACACAACTTGGGGAAAATTAGTGAATATGTAGTTGTGGAGTTAAATTACTCTAGTGGAAATTGAGGATTATTTAGGATAGTTGTTGATGGATAAGAACAATCTCAATTGGAGAAAATATTTGTGAACTAAAAAAATGTTCAAATTTTAAGGATTGGGAGGACTAAATATGTCATCTGAAATGGAAGATATACATCGTACTGGTCGAGACATTAATGACGGAATAGTACACTTTGGTGGGCAAGCTGAGAGTGTTTTTAGTTCATTGGCTGAACAAGCTCGAGTTTCAATACAAAAGAAAGCAGACGAATTAGCTGCACAGTATCTTGAAAGTAATCCTAACCCAGACTATTATGATTGTGTTCAAATTGTAGAAGAGGGAGTCTTTTCGGCTGGGAACGAAATAAAGGCTAGCAGTGGTTCTTGGGGAGATTCGGTAGATGCAGCACTTGATGCTGGTGTTGGAACTCCAGCGGCAAAAATAGCTTGTAAAAGAATATCGATGTCACATTAATTTTTGAAAAAGCATAGGCGTAGATGATCTGACCCAAAAAAGTTAGACATATTTAGTTAAGCAACTTCTACGACCTGAGTTCGGTACTCCACCGTGCTTAGGTCTTTTAATTTTGCTTCATTCGTTTGTGATTGTAATAGTGAATATAGTCCTTAAGTTCCTGTTCAACATGTGCCATGGATTCAAATTCTTGTAGATACAGGAGTTCAGAGTTTAATAAGCCAAAGAAATTTTCAATGACTGCGTTATCCAAACAATTCCCCTTACGGGACATACTTTGCGTAATCCCATATTGTTTTAATGTTCGTTGTACTTTTTCATTTGATAGCGCCAACCTTGGTCCGAATGAAGAACGACTTGGATTACCTGATTGAAGGCGCTCCAATGCTTATTCTAACATATCATGAACCAGTTTATACACCGGACGATTCATTACCGTGTATGCAATGATTTCGCCATTACATAAATCAAGGACGGGTGATAAATAACGTTTCTCACCAAATAAATGGAACTCTATCACGTTTGTTACCCATTTCTCGTTAATTCATTTTATAGTCAATAATATTGTGTATAGGACTTTAAGAAAGTCTCTACACCACTTCTTTGATAACGGCGAGCCCATTCACTGACAACTTGAACTGTCATTCCGACATCTTTCGCAACTTCAATCATGGTTTCATATCCATTTAAGTATCGTTGAACCGCTTGAATACGTTGTTCAACACTTACTTTCCCCATAAAAAACCCCAGTAAAAGTTAGATTGATGTCTAACTTTTACTGGGCAGTTCAAAAAAAAGCTTATGCTTTTTGATATTTATTGATTTCTTTTATCTCTCATTAACAATAAAAAAGAAGAATCGATTTCTCAATCCTTTCGCTATTCTCAGAATTGAATAAAGTTATAAAATTTTTCAGCTGCTCACCGCAATCGATTTTAATTCCTAACATGTTCTTCTTGAAGCGCCCTTTAAAGGCATTTAAGAGGGTTATACAGGACATAAAAGCAGATGGTGGTTAGAGGAAAATAGAGATGGAAGGTACATTCTATAATGTTTCTAACACTCACTCAGTAGGCTTCGATGTATTTATGTACTGTTTGGCAAACAAAGATTAAGGTGTCGTAGGATTTTATCTGTACGGCACATCATTAAGTTGCTGTGCTTTTTCTGTTTTCACCTTCTCAAACAGCCCTCAGATGATTCGATAATTGATTAGGCGCATACTTCGGTTGCGTGGATTGCTCTAAGGTTAGTTCTCAGTGTCAATACATCTTGCAGATGGAGTGGGTTGCAGTTGAACATTTGGTTGTGACTATATAGTAGTACTATAGTTTGTAAAAAAAGGTACCATTATTTACATAAATATAGTAAAATTTAATGTATAGACTATAGTCTTAATTTACTGTAAGGAGTTTAGAAGATGGAAGAAACAGAATACAAGCCGATTGAAGAAAGATTTAATGAGCAGAATGATAACAAAAAACTAAATAAGCAATCAAAAGCACCATATACATTATATAGTGTTCTTGGCTTCATAGGAGCTATTATATCAATTGGCATGGGCTTCTATAAGATGTTTGTTTATGAAAGTGCTGATGAAGATAGCTATTTTAGTAGTAAAGAGAATATCAATGCTTATGTTGGCGGTGATGCTTATAACTACATTATCAACGGTACATATACAACGAGTTATTTTGTATTAGCATTAGTATGTATGGTATTTGCTTGCTCAATGTTAATTTTAAAAAGTATTAATCAGAATAAGTAG